ATGGACCATTTCAACAAGTCCTTGACAAAGCGTATCAAGATTTGTATGAATACACACAGGCTTATGAACAGAAGATGTTCATGAAACGAGAAGGTATTTCGGATCGTGGTGTCTGGACTGCAAAGAAACGATACATCCTAAATGTATGGAACAACGAAGGTGTCCAGTACGAGAAGCCGAAACTCAAGGTGATGGGTTTGGAATCTGTTCGTTCATCGACTCCTGAGATTTGTCGAGACAGACTGAAAGAAGCCTATGCTCTTATCATGACCAAAACTGAATCTGATCTACAGAAGTTCAATACTGAGTTCAAGAAAGAATTCAATCAAGAACCAGTCGAGAACATTGCATTCCCAAGGTCAGTCAAAGGTCTGGATAAGTATGGGTCACGTAGGGAAATCTATAAACAAGGATGTCCTATCCATGTTCGTGGTTCCCTCTTATATAATCACTTTCTCAAAGAGAAGGGACTAGACAAAGCTTATGCCAAGATACAAGAAGGTGAGAAGATCAAGTTTGTGTATCTGGTCATGCCGAACCCTACTCACGAGAATGTTATTGCAATGGTTGACGGACTCCCAGAAGGACTGGGTCTAGATAAGTACGTTGACAGAAATCGAATGTATGAAAAAACCTTCTATACGCCGCTTGCGGAACTGGTGGAAAAGATTGGGTGGAACCTTGAAGAGACCACGACGCTGGACGCATTCTGGGCATAACTACTTGACATACCCACCATTTAATGGTATAATACACGTAAAGGTTCAACATCCAAATGATGAAAATTCTTGGATTGAATACGATCTCAAGTCATGGGACGCGATGTTGGACTTCTTTAATAATCAGCCATACAATTGGCGAGTCTTGGAAATGAAAAAGAAATGAGTTATTTAAACGACTTAGTAAAGGTAACAGGAAATGAATATGCCTCAATCGTTGAAGAAGGCGTGGGAACAGGTGACGTTACTCACTTTATTGACACTGGTAGCTACGCCCTTAATGCTTTGGTCTCTGGTTCTCTTCATGGTGGATTTGCAGGTAATAAAATTACAGCGATTGCTGGCGAGCAGGCCACTGGGAAGACTTTTTTCCTATTGGGTATGGTCAGGAACTTTCTTGAATCTGACCCAACTGCTGGGGTACTATACTTTGAATCTGAGTCAGCGATTAGCAAACTCATGATTGAACAGAGGGGAATCGATTCCTCTCGTATGGTGATTATTCCAGTCACAACTATCCAAGAATTCAGAAACCAATGTATCAAGATTATAGACAAACATCTTGAAGTCCCAAAGGAAGACCGACCACCTTTGGTTATTTGTCTCGACTCACTTGGGATGTTATCCACACAGAAAGAAGTGGAAGACATCGCAGCTGGGAAGGACACACGTGACATGACTCGTGCTCAACTCATTCGTGGTGCATTCCGTGTACTCACATTGAAAGCAGGAGCAGCGGGAATACCTATCTTTATGACGAACCATACATACGAAGTGGTTGGTGCATACGTACCTACAAAGGAGATGGGTGGTGGTGCAGGTCTAAAATTCGCTGCATCAAATATCCTGTTCCTCACAAAGAAAAAGTTCAAGGATGGAACAGAACAGGTTGGAAATATTGTAACCTGTAGAAACTACAAGTCTCGACTTACAGTAGAAAACAAGAAAGTCGAATCACTCATCACATTCAATGGTGGTCTGAGTAGGTGGCATGGAATGATTGATTTTGCTATCAACTACGGCCTTTGGACCATGTCAGGGAGTAGGGTGGACGTTGGAGACAAAAAGGTCTACGCGAAAGACATTATGAAAAACCCTGAAACTTATTTCACAGAGGATGTGATGAGTAAGATAGAAGAAAAAGTTGCAGAAGAGTTTAAATACGGAACACTTGAACCGCTTCCTGAATCTAACGAAGAGACTGCACAAGACGAATTCAATTCAGCGAGCGATCCAAATGGAACATGATACAATACAAGTCGAGGGTCAACGAGAAGTTGCACGAACCAACCTCGACTATTCCTTCATCGAAAACCCACTCGATAGGGAATCAAAAGATCCAGTTATATTACTCAGACACGAAAAATACGAAGGAGTTGTCTTCAAAATCAACTCAATGGGCTACCATGACGATGCCCAGAATGAAGACGGCTCGTACCCCTTTGCGGTAGATTATGACATAATCGCCGTTGCAGAAACTCTGGATGTTTCAGAGTTTACTTCCCAGTACGACAAGGAAGAGTTTGAAGAAATTGTCGTGAACATTGCAGTAGATATAATGGCAAAGATAAATGCGTCTAGAGAATACAATACTGAGACAACTGGTAACCAATGAAGAGTTCACACGTAGGGCTCTTCCCTTCATCAAGAAAGACTATTTCGCAGATCACATTGATCGTCAGGTCTTTACAGAAATAGAAACTTTCCTTCTAAAATACAATGCAGTTCCCAGTCTAGAAAGTCTGGTGATCGACCTCAACAGTAAGAAAGGACTGTCTGAGGATGTGTTCCGTGGAACAGTAGAAGCGATCAACAAACTTTTCGAAGATTCCGAAGATGTCAACCAAGACTGGTTGATGGAAGAGACTGAGAACTGGTGTCAATCCAAAGCCATCTACAACTCCATCATGGAGTCCATCAACATCTATGATGGAAAGTCCAAGGAGATGGACAGAGGAGCGATTCCCAAACTACTGTCCGATGCTCTTGCAGTATCGTTTGACTCAAAGGTAGGTCACGACTACGTAGAAGACTGGGAAGATCGTTTCGACTTCTACCACAAGAAAGAGTTCAAGATTCCATTCGACTTGGAATACATGAACAAGATTACAGATGGTGGTCTCCCAAACAAGACACTCAATGTTATCATGGCTGGAACAGGTGTAGGTAAGTCCCTGTTCATGTGTCATTGTGCAGCGAGTAACCTAAATATGGGACACAACGTGCTTTACATCACAATGGAGATGTCAGAAGAACGTATCGCTGAGAGAATAGACGCGAACCTTCTGGACACGAAACTCCAAGATTTGCGAGACCTGAGTAGAGATTTGTATACTACAAAGGTAGAAGCTATAAATAAGATGGTAAAGGGAAAACTCATCGTCAAGGAATACCCCACCGCTGCAGCTCACGTGGGACACTTTCGACATTTACTAAACGAGTTGAAGATCAAGAAGAACTTCACACCTCAAATCATCTACATAGATTATCTGAACATTTGTGCGTCCTCTCGTATTCGTGGAGCGAACGCATCGAATATGTACACTCTGGTCAAATCTATCGCTGAAGAATTCAGGGGATTTGCCGTGGAAAACAATCTACCAATAGTCACGGCAACACAGGTGAACAGAACTGGATTTATGTCCAGTGACGTTGACTTGGGAGATACATCAGAGTCTTTCGGACTTCCCGCAACTGCAGACTTCTTCTTAGCTCTGACCTCAAGTGAGGAACTAGACGAGAAGGGAATGATTGTGGGTAAACAGTTGAAGAATCGTTATGGAGATCCTTCAACGAATCGTAGGTTTGTCATAGGTATTGACAGGTCCAAGATGCGTCTGTATGATGTAGCTGACCAGTCGATCATTACACAACCTGCATCAAAGAACGAGGAAGAGGATGACACTCCTGCTTTTGATCGTGGAACAGATAATCGAATGACTAATAAACGAGAGTTTGGTGAATGGACAACTTAACAGAACAACAACGAATCGAAAAACTCAACGCGAGTATCACCTATTCAAAACAGGTCTGGCAACATTTCGTCCAGAACTGTCACATTGATTGGGGAATCGTGGAGAATAAAATCTCCAGTGAGTTGAGTGACACGCTCAAACTGCAGACGAAGTTTGAGGTAAAAGAAGTTGAAGACCTTGAGGACAATGTCTGTTATGTGGATGGTTCTTCCACTGAAGATTCCATCTGTATCAAGTTCTACTGTTCACCTCAGATTTATTCCAGAGCTATCACGATACCTATCCAAGTTCTGGCAAATCTGGAACACGATTTTACCAAGGTTGTCCTGCATGAGTATACGTCAATCATCTCAGTCAACCTGAGTATTGACGCTGACCCTGTCTATAACAAGGTCCATCCTATCACACTGGAATCCTATTCCGCAGAACTGGCTTATGACTACATCGCGACAGGTGATGTCACACAGTCAGACGTTCTAGATAGATTTGTACAAACAAACATCCCCGAAGTGAAATCAGAACTATTTCACAGAGCCGCATTGAAAGCCGAGGCATTTACTAAAATATGATATCGTATATTGGTGGGAAGTCCAACATAGGTAAGTGGATCAAGGACTACGTCCCACGTGACATTGAAACCTACGTTGAAACTTTCGGTGGAATGTTTTGGGTGTTCTTCAATCTGGATCACAAATACTACCACAATCTGAAGACAGTCGTATACAACGACTTCAACCAACTCAATACCAATCTGTTTGAGTGTGCTCGTCATCCACGAGCCCTGTTCGCCAAGTTGTGTGAACCAGACTATGCTCATCAACAGAAAGGTGTCAAGGAAACCCCACCTGAGTTTGAACAGAAGTTCATAGAGTTTCGTGACGAAATCTTTGCAGAGGGTTACGAGATAACAGATCCATACGAGACAGCGTGTAAGTATGCGTATGTCTTGACTCAGGTATTCTCAGGTACAGCGCCAGAGAAGGCGACATTCATGGATTACAAAGGAGAATACACTTGCAAGCTTGACTCTTTCAAGAACAAGTTGTATAGTAGTAAGTGGCAGGAGATGTTCTCACGTATCACAAATACGGAGAACTTAGATTTTCAGGAGGTAATAGAGAAGTACGATTCTCCTGCCACTTATTTCTACGTAGATCCACCATACTGGAAGACAGAGAACTACTATTCAGCACATGACTTTGATCGAGATGACCACGAGAGATTGGCTAATTGTCTCAAAAAATCAGAGGGAAAGTGGAGTCTTTCGTATTATGCATTTGACTTGCTAGAGCAGTGGTTTCCTAAATACAAGTACCTATGGGAAACAAAAGAATTCCAGAAACTCGCTTCAACCAAGAAAGAGAAGTCGATTGGAGAGGAGCTTTTGGTTCTCAATTATGACAAACCTTTTGCAACGATAGAGGATTTTTTTGTTCAGCTTCAAGACAGTGACGGAGATAGATGACGGCCGATGGTTTTTCGTTGAGTCTAAGGATGGAAAGAACGTACATCTTGAACATCTGGAAGACGAGGTACTTAATGGAGGCGTCGAGGGGGTTAAGACCGCCACTGAATTTCTCATTGCTCTACGAGATATGCTCGCGGGACAGTCAAAAGGAGAGACCAACATCACCATGAAATGGGATGGCGCACCTGCCATCTTTTGTGGTAAAGATCCACTGGACAAAAGATTCTTTGTAGGCACCAAAGGTGTCTTCGCACAAAACCCCAAACTCTGCAAAACTGAGGCTGACGTAGATGAACTCTATCCATCTGGTGGTCTCAATCCCAAACTCAAAGTAGCCCTCAATTTATTAGCCGATGCGAACATTCCTGACAAGGAAG